CGTCAGGGACGCCACTGGGCTGTTTGGGATCATCCTTAGCTGCACTCCAGTACTGGACCGCAAAGTCCACTGTGTACTCTTCGACTCCATCAGCATCAAACGCGAGTTCAATAGAACCAACGTTGATAGGCCAGATGCCTCTGAAGGCATATGTTCTGAGAAGTGATGCGTCTCTGTCCAACTGTCTGACGAATGCGTCAGAGAAGTAGGAGGTAAGACGAGTTGCACCAAGTGCGTAGTTGTGATTCTGGATCTTTTCAGACCATTTTTCCATTGCTTTCCTGATTAGGAAAGAGTCATCATTGATGATTGTAACGCTCCAGTTCTCAAAGCTTCTGTCGCCAGCAACTTTGAGTTTACGTCCACGGAAAGGGATTTCAATTTCAGCCACCTGTGAAGCGGGCAGCTGAGCTGCCTTACACAGGAAAGTGACTTTGTTATCTCCATCAGCGGAGAGTCCATCAGACACAACGTCCCTTGGGAAGTTGACTGAGACTTGGAACATGGTGGGGCGTACCCCACCACCTTTGAGCACGCCCTTAAACTGCTCGATACTTGCTTCGTAGCCCATTAGTTAATACCTCTTAGTATGTGATTAGTTAAGATCAGCGTCTAAAGAGGCCAACAGCCTCACTGAAGCTCACACCAGTCTTCGTAGCAACGAAGTTCAGTGTAACAAAGTTGATGGAACGCGATGGCTTGATATAAATATCAGCCACGAATTCGTTTCTGTCAACGATTTCAGGAGTGTTGTTAGACTCATCACAAACAACCAAGAAGTCGGTCATGCCTCTTCTGGATTGAATATCCCTCAGGTAAGGATTCACGTTGTTCCTAAAGAGTGCTCTCGTTGTTTCATCGTTGAACTCAAAGAGTACCGAGCGGGAAATCTGTGCGATTTCTTTTTCGATGATTAGGAAGAGCTTACGAACGTTGACACGATCGAAAGCGGAACTGTAAGAAAGGGCAGTCTTATCACCATAAAGAATGGTGCCTTCTCCAGGGAAGGTGGTGACTGGGTTTACTCTCTTACTGTAAAGTGAATCTCTCTGTTCCTTAGAAGGGTTGAAAGAAAGTCGCGATACATTACGAACCTGTCCACGTACAACACCTGCAGGTGAGTACCAAGGTTCTGCAATCTGTCCAGATTCTGTAATCAAACCAGCGATGTCAGCGTTCAAAGGAACGTAACGTTGCTTGTCGTTGAATCTGTCGTAGCTATACTTGTAACCACTGTCAAACATTGCATAAGAGGAAGCGGAAAGTTCATCAAAGAACTCAGTCACTCTCTCAGTAATGACGTCAGCTTTCAGTGGGTCGATAGCTGCATAACGTGGAGGAGAAACAAAGGCGATACACGTCTTCAGTTCTTCTGCCATTGAAATAACGAAGTTAGCTTTAGAAACTGCTTCGTCAGGATCGGATAAGGAAGGTCCTTGCAGGATGTAGTCGAGGTCTTCGACGTTCTCATCCAGGTACTTCTGATATCCAACTTGGAGTTCACCAAGTGTCGACTGAAGCTGGTTCACACCACCTCCAAGGTCGTAGCTCATTGCGTCAATGAAAGCTGAGTTAACACCATCGCCAACTGGGAAACCAGGAGCATCAAGACCCAAATCAGTATTGATTTGATCAAGCTTTGTTGTGTCAACATCGCTGTTAGCAAAGATTGATGTGGACTTAGAGTTCACAACATCAATGTAATAGTTGTTGTCACCTTCAGGTGTCTTAGCTCCACTTAGTTTCGAAACTGCGAAGAAGCTTTCAATCACATTACCTTTAGAACCAGTCAAGTCGCCTGTTCTGTCATACACAATAACGTGAATTTCATCGTTACGAGCATTCTGATCAGATGATCTTGGACTTGTTGTAGGTCTCGATGCAAATCTAAACCAGGGAATACCAGCAAAAGCAATTTGCTTATTGTACCAGTCTTCGCCTGTATCAACTGAGAACACATGCGATCCGTCGGAGACAAGATCGTTTTCTGCAGGCTTGAAGTCATTGACCCAAGCGCTTATGTTCTTGTTCCAGATGTAGGTGTCACCCATGGTGGTTTTAGCTCTGTCACCATCAATAGGCAACTTCTGCTTATCACCAATCTTCATTGGCCACCCTCTCTCAACACCTTGATCATAGGTCAATATGTTGGGAACAAACAATGTGTTGACGATTGACTCGTCAATGATTGTTCCAGTGTAATCTGTTTCTCCAAAAGAGTAAAGGATGTGACGTCCAACTGAATCGACTTCACTAATCAATCCTGTCTTCTGTGATCCAGCGTTCTTAGAAATGTACTCACCCAAGGCAAATTCGCCAGAGGTAACCATGATTTCATAAACGCCATTGTTGACGTCCTGAACGAAACCTTCTGCACCTGTTGCGACGTTAAGGTTGTCATAACCCAGAACTTTCTCGCCAGCTGCGATGGGGGTATAAGGAGAATAAAGACTAAAGTCAATTGAATCAGTACCCAAGGTTGGATCTGAAGATCCGACATACTGAATCGTCTGTCCAGTAACGTCTCCTTCGTCAACCAAGACTGTCTTGTATTGAACAAAGTCTGCACTTGAGGCAGCATCTGCAGAACGTAACCAACTACCAGTTGCACTTACATCGTAGATGCCGTTCTCTGTGTTGTCGGTCTGTCCATAAAGAAGAACTCTGTCACCGTCAGTAATACTGACACCACCATACGAACCTGTCGAAATAGTGTTTAGAGTAAAGGAAGCGTTTCCGTCTCCACCAACAATCGTGATTGTGTCTGCAGCAGTGTATCCACTACCCTTAGTAGCAATGTACAAACCAGAAACTTCACCACCAGTTATACTGTAACCGACAGTCATTCCTGAACCAGTACCACCGTCTGTTGGAATTCCGAAAACATTTCCGTCTCCAGCAACCTCGTAGTTTTCACCACCAGTTTGTAGTTGGACAGAAGTAATGACTCCACTCAATCCTGTGGTGACTGTAACTGTCGCGTCAGCGTTACCGCCAGTGACGTTTACAACTTCACCATCCTTATAATTAGAACCAGCCTGGTTTAGTACGACTGATGCAATAACATCACCTGCACCAACTGTGTAGTCGATGGTTGCTCCAGATCCACTTCCGCCAACCAAGGCAACGTCAGTGTCATCGGTTGTGTAATTGGTTCCAGCATCAGTCAATGCAACAGATGCAATCACTGCACCTGGAGTGTCAATTGTCTTGACTTCAACTGTGGCATCCTCTGTGAGGCTTCCAACAATTTGAAGTACGTTGCCAACTGTATAACCTGTTCCACCATTTGCAACAACAGGGTTGCCAATAACAACACCATTAGCAACGGTTGTTGTAAGTGTGGCTGCAGTTCCCGAACCACTGGTAGTGGTTCTTGTGGAAGTTCCTTCTCTCAATCCGTAGGTGGCACCAGGTGCTACTAATGTGACAGAACCAAATACTCCACCACTTACAATATCCTTATTGCCAGCGTGAGCGGTTCTTACATTTGTAAACTGTGGAACAGCTACAATAGTCTCAGCTGCGGCTGCAACCTTAACATAAGTGCCAATGTCCTCACCAAGTGTTGTGGACTTGTCAAAGTAAATTGGGCCTTGGACAGTTGAACCAGAAGCAAGGTTTGTTACCTCATCTGATTTCAATGTCAATTGATAATCGGCACCACGGTCGATGACAGCAACTGAAATGTTGTTGCCCCATGTGCCAGGGTTCTGTGCGATAAACTTAGCTGGAAGCCCGCCCATGCCGGCATCCAAGTTGAAGTAGTTTTCCTCGAAGTCGTCAGCATTCTTGACGTAATACTTAATCTCGTTTCCGCTTGCATCAGTCTTAGGACCATCAGCTGCGTTACGAAGTACTCCACCGCCACCCACACTGTCGTCACAACGGACAACGTAGCAAGTGCCACCGTACTCTAGGAAATTATCTACACTGAACCAATACTCGTAGTTCTCATCAGTTGGGTCCCCAAACGTTGCTTGGAAATCAACTTCTGTTTCTACGAGAGTAATCTTGTCAACTGGACCCTTTTGGAAAGGACCAGCTAAACAAGCAACGTTACTAGTGATTCCATCACTAGTTCCCCTTGTAAGATCGACTTCATTGACGATCACACCTGGGGAGGAGGTTTTAATAACCATGTTTAGCTCCCGAATATGAAGATATTCATTATTATTTAGAGATAAACATAGTTACGGAAAAATCAAATTTCCTTTATTTCCTTTTAAAAATCCCTGACATCCTTACCACCAACTGGGATCTCCTCCGTAAGGCCTTGCCCACTCCCAATTTGAGTTAGGAGTTCCATATTCATCAGTGGGAACACCACTCCACACTAATCCATTCTCTTTATCTACGATTACATCATCATCTGAACCATCCATGATGAATCCAAATGGCGCCATATCTTCCTCTAAACTATCTTTATCCTTCTCATAAAGTTCTTCTCTGACAGACTGATCTGTCATCTCCCTGAAGTAGTCTTGTGCGACAGCCCAAGCATAAATCACTAAACACATCACCAAGTCATCATGGCATCCATCTTCAGCAGAAAAAGATTCCTTCTTCTCAACAAACGTGGTGAGCTCGTTGATCAGTTGGAAGTCGTTGAAAATAATCTTATCAGACTCCACCATCTGTTTCATATTACTACAACCAAGTTTCTTGGGGGCTTTCGCCATCTTAAGACCAAGCTGAGTCTTACCTCCAGAGAACCCATGTCCTAGAACCTGACCTGCTCTGCCTCTCATAGAGGTCATCAGGAGGTTCTCATACTCCATATCATAGAAGATGATAGAGGCAACCTGGTCACCAATATCATTCACTTCACATAGAATCCATGCCTTATTGTATTGCTTTGCAACCTGGACGATCACTTCAGGATACAACATAGGTTTAATCTCATTGTTCCTATACTTACCTACAAGTTTATGAGGATAAGATGTAATGTCAAACAATAAGAAGGCAGAGTAATCCAGTCTCAGTCCACGAGAGACATCAACTGTCATAATGTATTCGTGTCCTGGAATTGGCATTTCATAGATGTCTAATCCACCTGATGAAGTGAGGGGATCATTATAAGACAAAGCCTTTAGTTTACTTCCAGCAATAAGAGTACCAGCAGAACCAATGAAGTCACACTCAAACTCTTGTTGGAACTGTTGATCCGAGGTGTTTGCAATTGTCTCTTGTTTCCAAGCCTCGTCTCTACCAGGAACTTCACTCCAATGTGCCTCGATGGCATTATAACTGTTCCTTCCTTTCTCTGCGTCATTCCACAACTTATAGAAGTGGTTCATCCCATTGGGCGTGGAGACGATAATTACTTTGGTACTTTTACCAGAGGAGATAGTAGGATATACAGAACTGAAAAAGTCTTCCGCAACGTTGGTAGGAACGAACGCGAACTCGTCCAACATAACAATGTTGTATGAAAAACCACGGACAGCCGATGATGAAGTGGAAGACGCAGTAATTCTAGAACCATTCTCAAGTTCAATAGATCCTTTGTTCCAAGCGAGGACACCCTGTTGTAACCACTTAGGAAGGTTTTCATATGATGTCTGTAGCTTAGCCATCAGCTCAAACGACGTCTCTCGTTTGTTAGCCAAGATGGCAACGTTGATGTTGTCTCTAAAGAGTGCCTGGTGAATAAGGTACGCCGTCACAGTCACTGACTTACCAGACTGACGAGGTAACTTACAAATTGTAAATCGATTATTATGAAAACTGTCGATCAGTTCTCTCTGGAATGGATAAGGAATAAAGGGAACAATACCATCATCCAATGAGATGACTTTGATGTAATGTTCTAGAAAGTACTCAGGGTCTTGTGAACACTTGATGACTTCCTGAACCTGTTCCTTTGTGAAGTCAATCTGAACTCCCCTCTGTTTGAGAAGAGGATTTGCTTTGTACGCCGTATCAGCCATCAGTCTTCATCTCCAAGTATTGCGTAGATAACCCAACAAGTTCCTGCAATTCCAATAGCTAACATTATAATAACACCCCATACAGGGTCATTTACATTAGTCATCAATCCCTCTGGCGCCAGTCATCTGTTTTCTCTTGATGAAACCATTCACCAATCTCATCAGCACTTCCAAATCCATTACTGTGTTTGGTAGGATCTGGATCACCCAGATCCATCTGGTTCAAAAAATCATCAATCCCCCCCTCCTGGATGTCGTTCCTTGATTGTCTTCTTGCCCTTCGCAACATCTCTCCAGCGGAACGGTTAGCTTTTGCCAACTTATTCGCCCAGATCATTTCGTCCAATTGGACTTCTTGGTTTGTCGCAATTCTCTGGCAGATAAACTCAAGCCGAAGCCTGTACTCTGTCGAAAGCATAATTTACTTCTTTTCAGTATTTATCAGCAATTCCATCTGCGACGGGCGGCTTTTCCTCTCTCACCATTCCATCCTTTGGACCTGGCACAGAAACTCTTGCGTCTCCCCGCAGCCTTAGAACCAGCCTTTAGTTCAGACGGGGGAGTCGTAACCGCAGTCTTGAGGTTGCCACCGGTACGGGCGTTGTACTTGGCGACACCCTTAGATGTCATACCTGCTCCGCTGTCAGTACTTCTCTTGTCACCAGACTTCTGGGACATCCCTTTCATCTCGTCACCTTCAGAGACAATGTCTTCCTTCACACAGGAACCATCATCGAACTTCTTAGTCCCCGGCTTACGCTTATATCCTTTCCAACAGGGGTTCTTCTCTTCTACATTCAGTGTCTTAGGGTAGTCCTTATCACCTTTCTTGGCTGGTGACTCACCTCTCTTACGCTTGGCGTGGATGTTGTCCCAGAGTCCTTTCTTTTCAATAAAGATCTCTTTCTCTT